AGATGTCACGGTCATTTTCAATCATGACATCACGTTTCAAGTTGATAACGAATGCGCCATATTTAGCATCGTCGTCTGTATCTGTTTGAAGTGATGAGACTTTAACAAGGAAGCCTTTTCCTTCTTCGACCTTTTTAGTACGTACAATTTGCACGCCAGATACTTCACCGAAGGTGCCAGATACGACAACATCAGCCCCAACTTCTGAGCCCTTGAGCCAGTTTTGACCAGCGTCAGCACGCAATTTAATAGCGTCTTTAGGGTTGATAAGGGCAACATAACGAGCATCTTCTTCATCAGCGAAGATTTCCAAGGCTTTGTCGATGTTAGCTACTGAAACAGGAGCTTCAGTGATGTTTTGTGTCGCAGTTTTAGCTACTTCAACGATGTCGTTGTCAACCTTGTTAGCGATAGCGAGTGCAATCTGGTTAGTAGCTTCACCGTAGACGTTACCATGACCAACCAAAGCGGCTTTATCGGTGATTTCGATAGCTTTACCAGCTTGTTTGATCTTCATTTTTGTTTCTTTAGTGCCAAGTTGGTCAATTGGAATTGATTGCCCTTCAGTAATTTCAGTGGCATCACCAGAATAAGTCCATTGTGGCACTGTAAGCTCATCCCCTGGACGGCCTACAAGGGTAGTTTCTACCACGGCGAGTGGTGTGAATTTGATAAGTTTAGGCAATTTAGCTGACACCATATCAGCCATAACCTGTGGATTGATGACTTGTGCAGTCGTTGTTGTTCCAAGAACCATAGATTAAATCATCCTTTCAATTGTTGATATAGCTCTGGGTCTTTATCAAAGAGTTCTTGACGCTCATTGATACCCATACGTTTAAAATCTTCTTTGGTAAGTCCATTTTGATTAGCAGAAGGATTGCCACCAGCGAAGATTTTAGGTTGCGTCGCTTGTTCCTCCTGCTTGAAAAGATAAGGGCTTGTCTCTTTCAGTCCTTTAATAACCTTGTCTAGCTTAGGTTTACCAGCTTCATCAAGTTCGATTTCGTCAAAATTGATGAATTTAGCAAGGTCATCCGAATTGTGAGCGTCCACATCCTTCAAAGCTAGACGAATAGCGTTTGATTTGGTAACTTGAGCAAGATTAGCTTCATTCTCTGACTTGTAAGTGTCGAATTTAGCTTGTAAGTCCGTCAATTGTTGTTTAAGTTCCTCACTTGCTCCCTCTTTAGCTTGCAAGTCGTTGAGAGCTTGGCTCTGTTGCTCGAGTTGTTGCTTAAGGCTGTCGTTTTCAGCTTGCAATTCAGACTTAGCTTGTGCTTTGGCATTCTCAATCCCAGAACCGTACGCATTCATCAAGGAATCAATTACTGCCTTGTCTGTGATACCAGCTTCAACCAACATGTCACGTTTTAAACTCATGCTTAAAACTCCTTCGTTTTACGTCCAAGGGACTGATTTTGCCTAGTTTTACGACATTCGACAGGTCAAAAGAAAAACCGCATCAATTCGACACGGTTTGTTTTTTATTTTGGCGTTTACGCAGCTTTATCTCTGCTTCTGCCTCCCTCAAAGGGTCACTGTAATATCGCTCTCTTGAGTAATCACGATGCAAGAATGGGTGTTGCGCTAAATAAGACCTCATGGCCGCCTGTTTGGATTTGACTTGTCCTTTGTATTTGTTTATCAAGTCTTCATCTTCAAGTTTGTTAGCAACGTGGAGAAGCTCCTTTGATTTTCTGATAGAGCGCTCAATAGCCCTCTGTTTAGATTGAGCATTAGCGTTCTCTATTGCTTCCTCTGGCGTTAGGTTTTTTAAGTGGTCTGGTAAGTCCGGCTTATAATTAGCCCCTGGAATAAACGGTGTCATGGTATGGCCACAGTTAATACCTTGACACCCTCCGGGCTTGCCGTAACCGTAATCATCAAGGGCAAGGATTTTCTCACCTTCCTCAACTCTAGCTTGACCAGTCGTTACAATCTGGTGTTGCAACGGTGCACACATTTCACGGGCTGCAGGCTTCATCGAATAATAGAATGTATCGATTCCTAGCTCATCAGCCGGCGCCTTCCTTGCTTCACGATAGACACGCCACGATGTAGTTTTTATGATCGTCCTAGCGTAAGCGTCAGCTCTCCAGCGTTTGCCACCCTTGTCAGTAAAACCATAGAATCCCCTCTCAGCCCATTTCATCACTGTGGTTGAAATAGCTTTGTCTGGATTCATTAAACCAGTGATTACCTTTGCGACAGCCTCCTCAACAATATCTTGGTAGACCTTTCTGACGCTCTTAGGTAGCGTGGTATTGATAAGATTGTCGATATCCCCTGTCGTCTGATTAACATAGTTTGCTAACGTGGTTTGGATAAGGTTGTTTGTAATGAAATCACCATTACCACCCAAAGCCTCTAACAATTGGCTCTTAGTGTCCTTGTACACCTTGTAACCCTCATTCTCGATAACATATCTCAGCTGTTCTTCAGCAATCCCGGAATATCTAGCAATGAGCTTGATGTTGGCGTTGTTAAGCAGCCCCATTTCACTCATTTTTTCTAGCTGCCAGATATAAGGGTTGTCTTCAAGGCTAGCAGTCCCACGCTCTCTAACTCGGTCAACGACTTGGTCAAACAAGTCTATTGTCATTTGATGGTAAATGTCAGCAACTCGACTAGCGTCAAGCATTAATTGCTGGTCATTTAACTTGATAGGTTTCTTCTTAGCCATATCCTATCACTCCCCGTAAATATCAACCTCTTCATCCGTCCTAAAACTATCAGCACTTACCATAGTCTCATTATTAATAGCTTGATAAATCTCTTGAGCTTGTTCTTCGGTCACGTTGAGAGTTTTCTCAATAGCCATAACCTTCGGTGCGAATCCAGACGCTACCATCTTAGACCAGTAATCAAACTCAGCATTACGATCAGTGAAGACACCGTCATCCAAATCCACACTGATTTCATCCATGGTTGGAATTTCACCAGTGTATAGTTTATAGACCTTAGCAAGCTCTAGGATTGAGATGACAAGCTCTTTCAACGATTGCTCTACTAGAGTAGCGATAGAGTTCCGCATTTGATACGTGTCTGATTGCTCTGACACTACCTCGGTAGCAGTCTTCATAGACTTACCGTCAAAACTAAACATACCAGCGGACACGCCTAATTGCATTTCAAATAGGCTCAATCCTTTGTTGATTGCTTTAATATAGTCGTCTGAGCGAATGTCGGTAGTAAGGTCGGTGATACCGATACCTTTATCCATGTCACCACTATCGAACTGTTCGTAAACGTTGTGGCCTGTTTCAAACTCACGTTTGACTGTGACTTTCTCACCGTTAGTGTCATACTCAGTCTTAATCATTTGAGTAGGCACTGCCACTCGACGTTGACCCATCTTCACTTCCCACATAAATTCATCATAGGTTGTATTGATGAAGTCCATTGTAGTCTTAGCGTTGTCGAAGATGGACAAGCCCAAAGGGCTGTTGATGTCTTTGTTATTCATCCCCGGAGGTTTTAGGTACGTAAACAATGGTCTTGTTAGCCCATTGAGTGTCACAGTTTCCTCTAAATCCTCATAGAGCATTGATAAAGGGACACGTTGACCGATACGAGTTTTAGATTCAGATTCGTATAGCTCATTGGTGATTGTGTAACTGTCCTTAGTCCACTCGTGAAACTCAATAAGACTGTAGTATTTTACTTTCTGACCTTCCGTTTTGAGCGTTTTAGTAACGATTGCAGCACTCGATACATCTTGCGTGTTTGATTGAAGTGGCAAGAACACTGGTGCTTGCACGAATGACACTCTAACACGGTCTTCATCCACGTATGGACGCATAGCAAGCCCACCGAGAGCCAAGCATGATTCCAGATAGCGTTCAAAGTTCTTGTTGAATCTGTCGGTTTTAAGTGTCTCATTGATGAATGTGTCAGCCGTTTCGTTATCGACTTGAATCTTAGCTTGCTCATTGAATACAAGGCTAGCTACCTTCTTCGACGCTGTACGTCCAACAGGCAAGTGGTTGAAATCACGTTTTAAATCTGTTCCATTGCTATCTCGGTAAGTCACACGGTCAAAGGCTCCGGCAAAGTAGCGCAGATTATCCATGATACGGTTGTATTCCTCTGGTGAAATAGCAATTTTTGGGTGGTCGGTGATACTGTTTAGACTTTGGTTAGTCATCACGTAATTACTCCTTTTGAAGATGTTCTTAATGGTTTGTATGATTCCCATTCTTTCTACTCCTATGCCTTGAGACCAAGGTCTCTTGCATTGTCTAATACAAAATATTTAAACTCGTCGACGGTGTGGTCATCCTCTTTGATAACTTTCGGATCATCAGAATGTATCGTTTTCTCGTCGTAGCGATACATCTTGTGTTCTTCGTAGAATATCTTGTTACTTGGTATATCAAGGTAGTAGAAACGCCCTTCAGCTAATAAACTGATAACCATATCAACCATGGTCTGATTCTTCTTCTTAGCCACCGGATGCCACCGCTCGCCAAAGTCCTTGAAGTATTGGTTTCTCAAAGCCCCTTCAGCACTATCGATTGTCATTCTCAGTTTTGGCACTCGGTACTGTTTGAGTACCTTGTCAATGAAATTGCTAACCATGACAGTTAACTCACTCGGTGCCTTTTTAACTACTTGACCGGCTGGGCTGTAATAGAATGTATCTAACAGAATCACATTGCCCTTTGCAGTAAGTCCATAAGCACCGCATGCCGTAGCTGATTGTTGGTGTCCGGTATCAAGTGCAAATGAAATCCCGATAAGTCTATCGTCTGTCGGTAAACTTTTGATAGCATGGAATGTGCTCATGTTATACACTTGATTACCAAGACCAACCGCTTCACCTAGATATAAGTAGCGATAGTAATCGTAATCATTCTGTTTAATGCGTTCGATATCCTCAAGCATTTGCTCAGTGACGAAACCTAACTTATCGTCCAGATACGTGCTTGAATGTGCCAGATAGTTCTCGTTAGTCTTAATATCCTCGAACCACTCGTTTATCCAACTATAAGGGTTGCGAGGTGGATTGTAAGACCAATAGAACTGCACAAACGGGGCCTTGTCGTGTTTCTGACGCATGAAAGTGACGTTTGATTGGTCGAAGTCCTCAGCGCTGTCAAACTCCGCTGCTTCCTCGTACCAGACTGCGATGATATTTCCGATGTCATTTGATTTCAGTTTCTGGAAGTCGTCTTGTCCATAGAAGTAGAAAGTTGAGCCAGTCCGCTTGTGGACTATCTTAAACGGGCTTACAGTGGCTCTAAACTGGTTATCCAAACCAAATAGACTAATGGCCCATTGAACCTTATTAAACACGCTGTCACGGATTGTATTAGCTACTTTCCGAATGACTACCACGTTGGCTTTCTCACCCTTCATGATGTATTTAATCATCATATAGACGAGCTTAAGCACGATAACCGAGGATTTGAAAGAGTTACGCCCACCCTTTAAAACGTTGTAAGGCTTTTGAGACTGCCATACTTCCTTAAAATTAGGGTTGACGTTTTTCTGAATATCAATCGTTGCCATCTGGGATATCCTCCCATGCGTTGACGATGTTGAGGTTCATAGTCCCTTCAACACCGCTATCAAGCTGTTCTCTTAGCTTTCTGATTTCAAGCTCCAATTTCTCGGACTGTTTAGCTGTTGGATAGCGTTTCAAGATTTCAACAATTGCCTTGATAACTGTATTGTTGTCAGCCTTTTTCATCAGCCTTTCGACTTCACCAGTCAATGGATTCATCATCAAGACTTCTTCATCCCGTTTTCCTCTAGCAATGTCGGATAGAATGGACAAGGCTTCTTTAGCATCCATGATGTTCTCATCGTGCATTTTCTCAACTTCGGCTTGGATAAAGCGTTTAATCTCAACATTTCTCAACAGTCTTTCACTCTGGGAGCTTGCTGTTCTTTCGCTATATCCTGCGTTAATCGCTGCTTGTGTCCCATTCCCTAGTTTGATGTACTCACTAGCAAATAATTTCTGTCGTTGATTTAGCCCAATATGTCCACCTCCTTCGTACTAGATTTTTGCGCATAAAAAAGACAACCCACAAAATGAGTTGTCTCCGTTTTTCTTCGATAATATAATAATACCACTTTAAACACTTGTAAGATACCGTGCTTTATCCGTCAAAATACCGAAATTTCAACATTCCACAACTAATTGACCATTTCTGTATAATTCTGCAAAAGCTAGGATAGCATTATTTAGCAATTCTTGAAAGGCTGTCCTTTCGAATCCAATTGCTTGGGCGATTTGCCAGTTTGGTTTAGGTGGATAGGCTAGATATTTCTCTATCAGTATTCTACGATAGTCTGGACGGTATAGACCACTAACTGCTTGCTCTATGGCTTCTAGCTCGTTCATTGCATCGACACGTCTGACTGCGATATTTTCCACCGGTCTACTCACTCCGCTGCCACCTCTTGGCATGAAGGTAAACTCCTGTGTTATCTTCTGCTCAGCTCCGTCGTGTGCAATTTCTCGCCATCTTGGGTATTCTCGAAGTTTGCGCTTGCAACGTTTGATAGTTGCTTTCTCATCAATTTCCGGCAATAGCATTGTTCTGCCCTCTCTGGTATAATAGTAGTGTTGACTTTCAAAGGGTGCCGGCCATTGTGTCGGTCTTTTTTTATTTTGGCCCAAGAAACGTTAAGAGATTTTATTGAAAAGACAGAATACGTATTTATTCTTGGGGTGTTTCTCAAGCCTTTTATCACCTCCTTCCTAGCCATTGACACCAGCAAGGTCTTTGGCTTTTTTAGTAATGCAAGATATCAATAAGAAAGAGGGTTTTTCACATCCTTTTTTCTTAAAATTTGCTGGGTTTGTTTGAGCAAGGTCTGTCAGCTTGCTCGGTGTTGAAAAAGTGTCGAAAAGTGTTCAAGCCACTAAAAATCTATATCCATTTTTTAGTGTATTTTGACAGACAAACAGCCAGTGACGGATTCGAACCGTCTATACCACTCTGGCTACAAACCCATTGCCAGTGCCGTATATAAGGCACGTTTAACGCTGGGTTTCTCACGACCTACCTTGCCTTTATTACGACATTCTAGGGTTATGCGATCAATTTCATCGTCCAACCTTTCAGACCACTCGTAGTTATTGAAAACGTAATCAATGATTTCGCTGAATAAATCCCTTGACAGCATACCTTCCATTTGAATCGCCTTCAACGGTGTTAGTGCAGCTTTCTCTAAATAACATTGATTGAGTGCGTTTTGGGTTTTGTTAGCTTCTTTCTTGTCGCACCCTTTAACGTCTCTAATATACTTGTTTATGTCGCCAGGGTGTTCCTTGCGTAGCCCTTCAACTTCCTTGCGAAATCGTTTGAATAAGTATTCTGGCAGTCCTGCGTTGATTTTATTCAAAACTGGGCGCGTGGTTTTACCTCTAGTGTAATTAGTAGACAGATAATCTTGCAGGTCGTCGAATAACTCATCGGAAATAATGCCTTCTAATCTGTCGACAGTCGCTGGTGAGATCCTCGCACGCTCCACCACTGCGGCGTTGAATGCTTGATATATGATGCGAGCTTGTAACTCATCGCACTGTTTCACATCTTGGAAGAACTGCTTATAAGAGCTTTTTTTGTGTGTTTTTCTTAGTGCTGCATGTTCATCGACCAACCGTTGATATAATTCTGGTGTCAGTCCGGAATATTTGTATTTTACGCTCATGACCCACGCCCTCTCAAATAGCTAGGAATGTCATCCCCAACATTTACCGCATCATACTGTTCCTTGCTGACCAAGAATTTCCCGTAAGCCCCGCAATCAATAGTGTAGAGCTTACCGACCATAGATTTGCCGGTAACCTTGCCGTGTAGTTCCACTGCATTGTCTGCCTTGTGAATTACCACGGTCTCGATAGGTCGGTTAACCACTCGTAGAACAGTAGTCACGTTAATGGCTAGTGAGACCATGAGTAATACCGTAGCAATAGCGAGGTCGTTATAAATCGTCTTCTTTAACAAACGTCCCATTAATCATTTTTCCCTTTCTGTTTTTAATCTCCTCGTAAGCAATGCCGAGACACTCAGTCACATCAAGGTCTAACTGGTGAGCTAGCACGATGATTGTTACTAGCGTGTCACCGATAGCATCCTTCAATGCTGCTTGCGGCTTTGTGAATTTCGTTGGCTTCAAGAGTACATCCCGAATTTCTCCGACTTCTTCCGTGATACGCATCCACTGAATCTTTGGGTCTGCTTGCTTAAGGTTGCGGTCGTCTGCCCACCGATTAATTTTTGCAATAAGCGCTGGGATGCCGTCATACGTAGGTTCTTCAGGCTCTGCGATAAATACAAGTTTTACCATTACTCCACCTCTTTAGTTTTCTCTATTTCGTCCGATAAGAAAATAAACGGAGTAGTTACATAAATAGGGTTGTCAAATACCGGTTTTTTTGTAAAAGGCGCTAGTGGGACATCTTTTAAATATATCGCTGCAAGGCCGTCGCTATCCTCTTGCACGTAATCGATTTTTTCGACGTTAATAAGCATTCTCGGTTGTTCTTCACCGTATTTTACTGGTGTCACTTCGATAAACCTTGCCATCTATTCCACCTCCACGATTTCAATGCCCTCGCAGTCGAATACCCAGCCGAGATTCAATTTTTCAAGGTCGTTTTTCGTGAAATCCATCCTAAAGCCTGGAGAAAAATGAAGAATCCCATCATCGTTGCATAAGTATTGATTAGTGACTTTGATTCTGACAGTGTACTTCGTCTCTTTCTCCACCTCATACCCAAACTGGTGCATGTTGACGAGGGTTTGAAGTACGTCTATTTCGTTATCAATCCATTTCTTAAAGTCGCTACCTTTTTGCCGATCCCAACTTGTGAGGTAATCCCACAGATTATAATCAAAATCCTTTTTATTCTCCTCATACCAATCTGCCACAAACTGCGGGATGGCTGGTTTAGGGAAGAAAGAATCGTATAGGTCTTCTGCGTATGATACAGAGATATGCCCGATTGTCGATAGTTTCTCGATTGCTTCTTGTCTATCCATCACATTCCTCCATCTCCACTGTGTATTTCTTCGAATTACGATATTTAACACCACGCAAACGATGTAGTTCATTGATAGCGTCATTTTTGTCGTTGAATACATGGACATTGTCTTCCATGTTGTCGTAATAGACAATAACCTTATATTTCATGTCACACCTCGCTTCTATCTGCGTAGATCACTGTTGCAGTAGCTACCATGAAGCCATACTCCTTATTTTGGTCATAAGTAACTCTGACATCTAGTAATTCAACACCATTTTCTTCAACCCATTTGTTTATTGTTTCATCCAAACCTTTATCTGTGTCACTGTCGCTAAATATCTTTACTTTCCGTTTCATATTTCTAACCCCCATAGTTATTGGTTCCGGTCCTTCTCTGAAAACCTTTGCTGGATTCTTTGCTATAAATCGCCTTAGCCATTGCATAGCTCGACCATCTTCCTTAACAAGTCTTCATCCGGCAACTGCTCCAATAGTAGTATGCGGTTGAGTTTCTTATTCCCAATACCTAGCTTGGTTGCCACCGCACCTTTCTTTTGATGCGTCGCATAAAACCAGTGGCTAAAATATTCCACACGCTCTAACACTGTTGCCGCTTGCTCGTATGGTCTTGGTGCATATTTAACACCAGCCATACGATCAGTCCATCGTTTTACCATCGACTATATCCATAGCCTCCTTAACACTCCTTGCCACACCTACGAGTGCCCCTCGTTTACGCATGGCATCCATAAATTTCTGTTGGTCATCTCTCACACGACCTTTTTCATTTTTAACTTCGATGAAAAATATCTGTCCGTCTGGTCTAAAACCGAATAGATCACAAAACCCTTTCGGTGCTCCAGTATCGAACCAACGCCCATCTGCCATTCTGACTTTACCAACGTTAATTCGAAATACCATATAGCCAGCTTTGGATAATTCCACCCGAATTTGATTTTGAATTAGTGATTCTGTGGTCATATTTCTCCTAATCGTTACTCGGTCACCCCTCAGGTTATCAGTAACGATAACCACCACAAACCCTTATATATCAAGGTTTTCAGCCACTTTAGTTACCCCGTTACCCCATTTTTTTATGTCTCTCTCTATATATATATTTATTTATTTATTTATTTTAAATATTTATAAAAGTAGTAACTGAGTAACCAAAGCAACCGAAAACCCTTTATTTTCAAGGGGTTTGACGGTTACCGGTTACAGTAACCTGCAGTGACTAAGTAACCATGACGACTACTGTAGCCGTTTTTGCCTTCTTTTCATCCCAATTAAAGTTATAATCATGCCAATAATCTGGCTTGTCTTTAGTCGGGTTGAAAAAATTAAGTGGTTTCTGTCTATCTTTAGTCCATCCAACTGGTAAATTCTGTGCTAACTCTTTTTCAAAGTTAGATTTTTTAGGGATTGTATGATTGCCCTCATGACACCACGAGCGGTAAACATCCCAGAGGAACCTAACCGGAATACGAGTGGAAACAACATCCGACAAGTATTCGTTAAGGAATTTATAAACCGTGTTGTTTTCTTCTTTGAATTCTTGCATGCGTTCTTGTGTTGCTTTCGGCTCATTGAAACGGTCAAAATCTAAATTGATAGCCTTCCAAAGCACATACTCCAAAACTTCTTTACGATTGATGTAATCATCCTTGATTGCCCAGTTATCATCCTTGATCCCGAATGTTTTTTTGAATGGGATGATAACGATACGCCTATAAGTCCCGTTTGACTTATTCTTAAATACGGGCATAGCGTTTGTAGACTGGATAACCGTTTTCTTAAACTGTGCCAAGTATGGATTTTCACCTTTCTTTTCAATCGAAACGGGTTCACCAGTAACGACTGAGTTAAAGTTAGATGATTCATCAACATAGATACCAGCTTGCACATCATCACCAATAATTACCGTCTTACCTTCGATGATGGCAAGACCGAAACGCTCTGAGAATTGGTTAAGTTTTAACGGTGCTACGTTCACAAGTCCAACTAGATTACTGATTAACTGTTGAAACGTACCTTTACCATCATTGCCGTTACCGACCAACCAGATAGATTTACGATAAGAGTGGTTGCCATTAAGTGATGCTGCGATAACTTGCCATAGCAATTCCACCAACTCACTGTCACCGCTCATGAGGTTTAACAACCAACTATCCACATCCCAACCGTCAATGGTTGGTTTTGGTGCATTCTCGACTAATTCTGTTTCAATGGTACTGAAGTTGATAAACTTGTAATCGAATGACAAGAGTTTTTTCTTTTTCTTGTCATAGATACCATTTTTAACGAGAATAAATCGTCTTACATCTCGATACTCTGGTTCGAAATCCATACGCATGCGGTTATATTCATATTTCCTACTCATGTTCGATAGCAGAAATAGAACGTTACGACATTTCGTTTCATTGAATGTGGGTTCTAAGATATAGATAAGTTGATAGGCATATCTGTAATCTTTCTGGTAGTACCCACGCTCTGGATCATATAGGGCTACTTTCCCATTTTCGAGGGTGACAACATGGGTATATTTATCTAGGCCTCTGGCTACTGCTAATTCTGGCAACGCTTTAGGTTTGCTTTTTCCTTCGAAATTCTCAAACCACTCATTTCGATAAGCCTTTAGCTTGTTTTTAATTCCTTCCTTGCTGCTTGGTTTCCCTGGGGATAGACTAGAGCTTGCGAGTTGCTCTCTATAATAGTCGAAATCAATCGTTGTCAAGCCCAATCCTCCTTATTTCTTTATCTAACATGCTCTTAAATGTCCTTTCAAATTCCTTATCACTCAACGGCTCTTGAGTATTACTGTTTGCCATCTTTGCGAGATGGTAAGTAATTTCTGGGTCAACACCTCGAAGGAGTAGCCCTCCGACAAATTCGGTCAGGGCGTTGTTTCGTCCTCCTTGGTCTCCAAAACCTAACAGTATGCTTTCAAAAAGTTTAGCTGTCTTCGTGCTACCGGCGTACCCACTAGCAAACGATGGCATTTCATACTGTGTGGGCTCTGGTTTCATTTCTTGCAATACTTTAATCAATTCAATGGGTGCTTCTGTGATACTTCCATCTTTTGGCGAGCGCACCACATCCCATTCATAGTAGCCTTTGGAATTGTTGGACGGTGGTACTAATATGTAGTTATTAACGTGGGCTTTGATATCTACCCCCTCAATCATTCCTATATTTTGAGATATAGGATGATTAGGTTTTTTTTTTAAGTAGATATGCCGTCCACCGCTAGGCGTAGTAGCTTGCAAGGTTTTAGGAATCAATCTAACGTGCTCCCAATTCCTCAAGTTTTCCAAGCCGTTCACATCACCGTGCATGTCGACGTCGATGACAAAGAATGTATCAGTTCTTAGTGCTATGTTAGCGTCCGGATTGTCTCGCCAAATTCTACGAATGTCATTTTCAGTAAGTTTTGGTTTGTCTGCGAATGCTATTAGAGGGGTTTTGCCGCTCTTTGAAATAGGTATCACAGAATAGCCCATTTTTTGATAGTTGATTGCGTAATCAACCATCTCCATAATTAGAATGGAAGGTCAATTTCTGAGACATCAGCACTAGCTGCTGCAATTGGTACATCGGTAACTTCCATACGTTTAACGTTGAGGTTTTCATAAGTTTTACCTTTGTACTCAGATTTTTCGTTTTTGACAGTAACCTTAAGTGCCTTGCCTTCGAGTTGGTTGAGGTAATCTTCCAAACTGCTGAATTTAGTACCGTCTGGGATGCCGGCAGCTTTAGCAAGGTTCATGATAGATGCTACTGGATACTTGCCGTCTTCTTTTTTGGCAAAGATACGATGGAAAATAATGTTATTTTGGAATTCTTGTTGGAAGTCTTTACGAATACGGAAACGGATGTCAAGGAAGTCAGCACCGCCTTGCGTAGCGTCTTGTTTTGCTAGATCGATAGTAACCTCATAAGTACCATCCTTGATGGATCCGAATTCCTTAGCTTGTGAATAGTCGATTGTAAACATATTATTTTATCTCCAAATATTTCTTTTTTTCTGTTGGATAAACACCCATCCAGGTTTATATCCGTGTTGTTTGGCAAAGGCTTGCAATTCTGCGATGGTTTGGCATTGGTCACTAGTGACGAATGTTTCTACCTTGTCGTTGATTGCTTGCCGTCTTTCTTCGAGTTCGATTTCTCGAAGGATTTCGATTTCTTCCTTAGTAGGCTGATTCTCGTGGCCACATAGTGGGCAGATACGTTCAGCACTCCAGAATGTAGCATAGCACTCGTCACACGTACGTGTAGTAGGTTCACCGAGCTTAGCTTTTTGTTTCTGCTTGCTCACACCACTCAGCGACCACTCTCGGTCATCGTTTGGCAATCCGTGCCTATCAACATTCCCAACGTGGTCGATAATGATAGCTGTTTTCCCATCTCTAGGGTTTAAAGCTCGCATGGCAAACTGCAGGTATAGAGATAACGATTGAGTTGGTCGTAGCATAATGCAAACGTCAACGTTTGGAAGGTCAATGCCTTCCGTGAACAACTCGCAATTGACCATTATTTTTAGTTCTCCATCCCTAAAGGCTCTCATTGCCCCTTCTCGTGTCTCTGGTGGCGTTTTGCCACTGATTGCGATAGAAGTATAGCCAGCGTTTTTAAATGCGTTAGAGACGTTCTCAGAGGCTTCTACGCTATGTGTGTAAATGATAGCTTGTTTGCCCTTGGCTAGTTTTTCATAGTGGGCTATGACATCGCCATAGATTACACGCTTCATTGATTCATCTATGGAAGCCTTGGTAAACTCCCCAGCACGTTTTTTTAATCGTGTCGTGTCAACTAATGAAGGTGCATAGTATTTAAACGGTGCTATATTACCGTTTTTTTGTAACCATTTGACCGACTTTCCTATAATTAAATCGTCAGCGATATCGTCAAACCCACTGCCGTCTAACCGTGCTGGTGTGCCAGTAAACATGAGAATGACGCTATCTTTAAAATGCTCGATGATTTTTAAGTAAGTTTTAGCTTTGACGTGATGGGCTTCATCAATGAGAATTAGAGATGGTTGTTTTAAGGACTCTAAACGCCTTGAAATCTTACCAACGCTATCAATGGTTACTAGACCCATATCAACGCCATTACGCTTGAAAGTGTTAACGACTTGCTCGTTAATCTCTTTACGATGACTAAAGAATAGAACAGTATTACCTTTATCCGTTGCACCTTTGGCAATATGAGCCATTACTACTGTCTTACCACTTCGAGGTGGGGACTGCACCATAATGTGCTTATTGCCGTTTAGAATTGATTGCTTAATGCCGTCAACGAGATCACTCTGGTAATTTCTTAGTTCCATCTAGGTCACCAAATTTAAAGAGGTCTTCAATTTTGCAAGCCGTCCGATTGTCGAGACGGTTTTTTGCATAAGTCCCTTCGCTACCTTCCAAAATCAACCCACGGGCACCAGTTTTTGCGTTAACAATGATACGTCCAACGATATCAGTAAGTCCTAGTAGTTGGTTGAGTACGCTAGACCTAATCTGTGGCACATACTGAGTTAAAATCTGACCAGTTTCTAAATTGAGTTCGTGGGTATCTTCCCATGCTGTCACATAGATATTGATAGGTTTGGTATAGATTGTAGTCAACACTCGAAGGAAGTAGTTCGTCCATTGTGAGTAGTGCTGCAATTCGTTACTGATACCATTCTTTGACTTTCGACCCTGTTCAATAAACCAATCGGCTTGAAAGCTTGAAATATTATCAATAACTAGATTGTCGTAGCCCTTAATCAAATCATCCGCTTGAGTTAAGAACTCTGTAATGAACTCAGTTGGATGCTCACGGTCAAAATCAATGATATCTACGTTTTTAGTACCAGCTAAAACCTTTGAGGAATTATCTAACGATAGTACCAAGGTTTTTCCGGACATGTTTTTAATAAGGGATGTTTTCCCTAACCCAGCTTTACCATAGATCAGAATTCGCCAATTTGCAGTCCGCTGGATATCTGTCGCTTTCGTAATTTTCATCGGATACTTAAATTACTCCTTTCTTCCAAAACTGCACCCTTGATGTGCTTACCAGATTTAAGTAACTCTTTAAGAGTTTTCTTGTCCGGTTTGTAAGTCGTTACTTGATATTTCTTAGGCAGCTTTGTTTCGTCCACTACTACCGCTTCAGACTTTCTGAAACCTACCTTGAATAGTGTGGTGTCTAGTTTATCGTGCTGAGTAAGTCGCATAGCTTCAGAAATACGTTTCTTGATTTCTTCAATCGCTTTGCTTTCAGATTTTTTTAAAGCTTCCAGTCTTTTGATTTCAGCCTTGTAAGCCTCAACCCGTGCGTCTTTATTTCGGATAACTTTGATACAGTTTTCAATCTTCTCCGAAAAACCATGTTCCCAGTCGATTGAATCCAAGGTGTCGAGCTTGGTTTCATCATCGATATCCATTTCATCGATTTGGAGAAAAACTCCAGTTAATTCATATAATGTTGCCATATTCTTTAATACCTACCCTCCCACCACTTCATGTTATGTTACTTCGCCAAGAATTCTAGGAGTGCTCCAATCCTATCCTCCATGGATTCTTCACACTCTGTGCGTTCAAAGTCCGAACCGTCAAGCTTAGTTACGTTGTATTCAGCTTCTACGATAAGCACTTCGCAGCCAAACGCTTCAGCAAGCTTGTCGAGCTCATTTTTTTGTTCTTCGTACGGTTCAAGCGGCAAGAATAGCGCTTTCCTCAAGCGATTGGTAAACACTGCTGTAAACACTAGGCTTCCTTTGTCCTTGTAACTTTCAAGGAACCCATCTTTTTCAGCGCTATAAAATACGACTTGTTTGTTATTTTCTTTCATGATTATTCTTCCTCACCTTCGTTGTACTTCTTGAAGCTCAATCCCAAAGTTGTGATGCCTGCTGCGATAACCAAGAGACCAAGAGTTGACGTGATACCCTCTTTTTCGCCAGTGTTTGGGAGAACACCGCCGTAAACGGCTGTTTTAGGCATCTCTTTGTTTGCTGGTGCGAGGTTGTAAGATACTGTGGTAGATTGCGCTGCCGCTTTTTCTTTTGGAGCGTCTACGGGCTTGCTAGGTACTTCTTTCGGTGTCACTGGTTTTTCTGGTGCTGGTTTAGTTGGCTCTACTGGAATTTCAAGCTCTGGCAAGTCAAGGATAGGTGCATCGTTTGGCACTACGCCACCTTCAAACGGTGGAAGTTCACGTACTTCCGGAATACCCGGAATACCGCCGTTCCATTCTGGCTTATCGTAAACTGGAGCTTCATTTGGTACTGTTCCGATTGGCTCAGTATATTCTGGTTTTACACGTTCTTCAGGAATACCCGGAATGCCACCGTTAAATTCAGGGATTTCAACTTTTGGAGCTTCACGAGGAATTTCAAATGTTGGTTCAGGCTTGTTTTCACCACTGGCATCGCCTTTACCACCGACAAGTTGAACATAACTGTATGAGATAGCACCGTCTGACTCAGCTTTCAACTCAACCTTATTGGTTGGGTTTACGCTTTCTTTAACTGCGTTAATCAATTTAGTTTTATAGTTAATATAAATCATATGATCAAGGCGATCCATTTTAATTGTGAAACTGTGGTCTGATTTGCTGATTGATTTTACTAAATCCATAGCAGAACCTTTATCAATCCAAGGGTCTACGCTTTCAATCGATTTGATTTCGAAGTAATTATCAACAAGCTTTTGATTATCACTCATCTCATCAATGATTGTGACGTAATTCAATAGACGTTTAGCGTAGTTAATACGAGCAGTCCAGTTGATAACAGTTGGGTCATTCTCGTCTTGGCTGCCCCATTTAGAAAGTAATTCATCTTTACCGATTTCTTGTTCTTTGCCAATATTAACAGTAACCACTGTACCATTGAAATTAACGTTAACTGGCTTGCCACTTTCAACCTTGTCAGTCCACTTAGCATCGAGCTTAAGACTCATTTGCTTGTTGAGTGGATGAGTGGCAAAGTAGTTATTGAATACAGTCGTAACTGTCTGAGTTTTAACGTCTGTTGATGCTTTACCCACAACAACTTTTTCTGGGTTATAGACATCAAAATTATAATTTGTTTGGAAGTTGATTTCTTTTGGCAAATCAAATTTAACCTTATCCCCTTCATTGATAGCCATATCGTCAGGGAATTTTACGTCTTTATATTCAACGGTAAACCCTGAATACTTACCAGTTCCATTTGATTGATCAACGACAACATCTGGATTAGTTACTTTAATTTCGTTGTCTTCTTTGACAAATTCAGTAGGCTGTTTAGGCGTTTCTGCGGCTGGTTGTGCTACTGTTTCCGTTACTGGTGTTTCTGCCACTGGTTGAGTTTCAACGGTTGGTGTGCTTGTTGCTGGAGTTTCCGCAATCGGTTGAGATTCTACTGGTGCTGGTGGAGTAAATACTGGTGTTTCCGCTACGGGTGCCGCTGTTTCGCTAGGTGTCACTGTAACGTTCCCAGCGTTGTCTGCAGTGTATACGTTAGCAACCGCTGGTGTTTCCACCACTGGTGCTGTTGTTTCATCCGCTGACACTGCCCCAGCTCCAATCAATAGAGCTGTAGCAATCGCTAGCGTTCCGCAAAACCCATAGGCTTTAGATTTAGTGAAAGAAGGTTTAGTGACTGTTTGAGTGTTGAAAGATTTCATGGTATACTCCTTGTATAGATGTTTTTTCTTGCATGGGCCCTAACCCATGCTTTTTTTAGTGCCTTCAACGTGCACCCAACGCCCCACCGTGTCATGTTTTTCAATGTTTTTTTTAGAAAGGTATGTGTGTGAATATGTGGGTAAAGTTTATATTTTTTGGGGAAAAGTATAAGTTACACTCCACGGCAGGGCCATGGCTGCACGCTGAAAGATTGATGTTAGTTTGTGTATTTTTGTTTAAGCCGCTCTTGCTTTTCCTCTGGTGTCTCCACCCACTCAAAGAACGGCTCTGGTTGCTTGGGCTTTTTGGAAAATAGTTTTTTTAGTAGTTTCATGAGTTACCCCACTAGCTGATCTAATGGCAATCCGTGGTCAGCGTTGAACTCTCTGACCTTTTCGTCAATCATGCGGTATGGTCTTACCTCGAAGGCTTCTACTTCATTTTGTTTCTTTGACCAAATCCAGTTAATTAGTTTTTTCATGATGTTATTTCCTTTCTTTTTAAAACACATGGACACCACGCTCAGCCCATTTGTTACGTAAACGGTTTTGAGCGTCCCCGTTATATCCACAGATATGGAAAGCAAGACCAAGATTTTCTTTGCTATGGCGTTTATTGATAAGCTCATCTTTGTAAGCCTCTGCAAATGCTTTGACTTCGTCCAAATCTTCACCGCATGGGTAGAACAACCAGTCATCCTCCACTACTACGTGCCAGTTGTTCCCAAGAACTGTCTGGATTTTTTTATATTCAAATTTAGCCATTTTGTTTACCTCTCTTATTCTTATAACTACTACTGTATTGTTATCAGTTAGTAGTTATTATTCCTTGGTGTGCGGCAGCACCATATTGTTATTAGTTGGTGCGTGGCAACGCCATATTATTATTACTTAGTCTTTATTATTTATTAGTTATTATTAGTGTCGGGTTCTTCAACTTTTGAACTTTTCAACTTTTGAACTTTTCAACTTACGTAAAGTCAGTAAGTTGTAATTTAGTTATCCACAACTTCTGTTGATAACTCTTTTTCAATCCGACTAACCCAATAACTCCAATAACTATCTGTAATCGGTATATCTTGGACAAGTGGGTAGGTTTGAACACCCTTGCCACGTCCCAAGCTTTTCCGATAGATGCGGATGTAACCAGCTTCTTTTAATTCTTCAAAGGCTGTCCGGTGTGCGTCCCTCCCGTTTTTTGAACGATTGGAAAGCTCCTCAATGTAAGGCCTCCAATCGTCTTTATTGGACATTATCACCAACAACAAGCCTTTAGCTTGTAAGCTCAGCTCAGCATTTTGGGCTGAGTGATTATTCATTTGAGTATAGTTACTGTCGGTGTTTCGTTGGATATACTTCATATCTCATGACCTATGCTCCTTTCTGGTAAATACCTTGAATGATGTCATAGTAAGCGTGGCCGCTTGGAATGACATATTTAGTTAGATCATCAACTCTGGAACCGTCCGCCATAATGTTGATTATGACCGGTTCCCATTTTTGTTTTTTCATGGTACAATCTCTTTAGTTTAAATTTTCTATCGGTCTGACTCTGGCAGGGGTCAGCCTTTTTTGTTGCCTTAACGACACTGGAGAACTAGCGAGGACTTTTGGATTTTATTTTTAGGAGTCATTATAAAATCAAATCATCTAATGGTATTGCTTACGTTTCAACTGAAATGTTGCCCCACTAGTTCACTAGTGCCGCCAAGGTTTTGATTGCAACTGCATTATTTTTATTTAACTTTCGGTTAACTAAAAGTATTGCAGTTGCTTTTTCTTTAATATTATTGTTGCGTTTCGGGAACAGTTTGTTTAAAAAAAATACCGATTTCATCCTTACTGTACCCAAGTTTTACTGCTAGTGTGATAAGCTCATCTGGACTAAATGAGATTTTCCCATTCTCACGCTTGTTATACTGACCACGCTTCAAGCCTATCAATTCAGCCATTTGCGCTTGTGTATAGCCTTTAGCTACCCTTTCAGCTCTCACACGAAGTAAATCAACTTTCATAGATTACCTCCGTTTATTTGGTTTTTATTGCTCGTTCCTTAGAACAATTATAGTATATCTAATCTGTTCCCGATTGTCAACAGAAAAATAAAAAAAATATAAAAAAAGTTTGTTTTCGGGAACGTGTTGTTTATTTTCGGGAACTGTTGTATAATGTATTTACTATTAAATAAAAGGAAAAAGCGCATGAGAAACAACGAGGAAATTATTTCACTAATAAAAAGCTATTTGGATAATAGTTCTATGTCGATGTCTGAATTAGCTAACAAAGCGGGGGTTTCAAAATCGACTTTATCAAGATATCTTTCTGGCAGTCGGGTGTTCCCGCTGAATAAAGCGGACGATTTTGCTAGCGCTCTAGGTTTGACAACAGAACAATTCTTGGATGTAACACCTAGCCCGAAAGACACTGCTTCAAACGATATCGATAACATCATCGATAATGCGATGATGTTCGACGGCAAACCTCTTACAGAGGAAGATAAACGTGCCATTCGTGGCATCATTGCGGGATATATGAGTAGCAAGGAGAAATAAACGTATGGAGAAAGAATTGCTTGAGCAGTTCAATGTCTCTATCTGCGAGTTTAGCTCTAACGAGTGGCCACGAAATGGCTTTCTCGACCCAATAAACAGGGTGGTTTATATCAATAAGGATTTAGCCCCAGAAATACGTTTAAAGGTAATTCTGCATGAGTTGGGCCACCTAGAGCACAATTCTAAAGACTATGAGCGTTTGCGTGAGAAATACGAAGCTCAAGCTAATAGAAATATGATCCATGAGTTGTTAAAAAACGAAAATCTTGATGATTTTAATTACTTACACTTTATGGAAAAATATAATCTCACCACAATTTGTGATGAGACTTTTGTAAAAAATGAATATCTAAAACTAAAGGAGATTGAAAAATGTTGAGTAAATGGAAAAAATTGAAACGCTGGCAAAAGTGGGCGATTGTGCTTGTCTGCTTGGCTGTTCTTGGGAAAGTTTTTGAAATAACCGGGCTTGCACCGAAAACGAAGACAGAACCAGTTAAAACAGTCCAAACGGCTTCGTCTTCTTCAAAGGCAAAACCTAAAGCTAGTAAACCGTCTAGCAGTGACAAAGCGTCAAGTTCAAAGAGTGAGGAACAATCCTCAAAAGAATCAAGTTCAGAACCAAGCTCGGAAGATAAGCTAAAAGACATTACAGAAAGTCAAATGGGTAGCTTTATCGACTACTTCAAGCAAGATTTGACCGATAAAGGTCTGGATATTAGTACATATAGTTTTTACAATCGCAGCACCATTTTATATATGACTGTTCCTAACGAGTATAAAACATATAGCAAAGCTGACTTACAGAATTTTGCTGATGGCATGCTTGCCAAAGAGCATGAAGCCTTCAACGTCTGGGCTGCAATCAACAATGTAAATTATGAGCGATATCCGATGTTTCACATTAAAACAGATGACGGCAATGCTCTAGCTAGCCAAAAACTTGACGGAACAATGAAAGTCAAGGTTAAATAAGACAATAAAAAAGCCTGCGCTCTATAAAGTTTGGCGACTTCAAGCGCAGGCAATTGATTAGTATAGTAAAACAACGATATGTAAAAGTGTTTTACTATGCTCTATTTTATCACAGAATGGAGTGTAAAAAAATGGAAAAATGGAAAAAAGTTGTAGGCTACGAAGGTCTATACGAAGTTAGCGATTTAGGGAATGTTAGAAGCCTAGACAAAGTTGTGCCAAAATGGGACGGTTTTCGATTATTGAAAGGCAGAGTTTTGAAAAAGAAACTTACGCAATTTGGGTATCACACCGTGGCGCTCACTAAAAACGGAAAAGCGAAGCATTACTTTGTTCATAGAATTGTTGCTACTTGCTTTATTGACAACCCAGACACAAAAATGAAGACGCAAGTAAACCATATTGATGGTAATAAAACCAATAATGCTGTTGATAATTTAGAGTGGGTTTCTGCTAGTGAAAATGTTAAACACGCATTTAAAACTGGGTTAAAATCCGTGCAGCAGTCTCAAATCGACACTATTAGGGTGCTTGGAAAAAATAGTAATAAAAAGGTTCTGCAAATGGACCTAGATGGGAATGTGGTAAAAGAGTGGAATAGCATGACGGATGCCAGTAAAACTCTGAAAATCAACCTTTCTTGTATTTCAATGTGCTGCAAAGGTACAAGAAAAAAAGCTGGCGGTTTTGCTTGGAAGTATTATAAATGCGGGGGTGACTCGAATGATTAGGAAAGTCGCCATATATGCACGAGTGAGCACCACGAATCAAGCTGAGGAAGGTTACTCTATAGACGGGCAAATTGACAGCTTAGAGAAATATTGTGAAGCTATGGGGTGGGATGTTTATAACAAATATATTGACGCCGGTTTCTCTGGCGGTAGTTTGAAGCGCCCTGAAATGGCAAACTTGATTAACGATGTAAAAAAAGGTTTGTTTGACACGGTTTTAGTTTACAAACTCGATAGACTATCACGAAATGTAAGAGATACGCTTTATTTGATTAAAGATGTGTTTAATATAAATAAAATTGATTTTGTATCTATCCAAGAAAATATCGACACTTCTTCTGCCATGGGGACTTTATTCCTAACTCTTTTATCTGCAATAGCTGAATTTGAAAGGGAACAAATCAAGGAACGGATGCAATTAGGCAAGCTAGGGCGGGCAAAGTCCGGCAAGTCGATGCAGTGGGCCAAGACATCGTTTGGTTATGATTACATCAAAGAAACTGGCACGCTCTCGGTCAATCCATATCAAGCCCTAATCGTCCGAAAGATGTTCGAATGGTATTTATCGGGTATGTCGATTACCAAGCTCAGAGACACCCTCAACGAGCAATACGGACAAGATAAAGAGTGGAACTATAGGACAGTTAGAGTTATCCTCTCGAATCCGGTCTATTGCGGATATAATCAATTTAAGGGGCAGATATTCCCTGGCACCCATGAACCTATTATATCCGAGGAAGATTTTAACAAGACGCAAGAGGAAATTAAAACAAGGCAAAGGACAGCCGCCCAGCGTTTCAATCCAAGACCGTTTCAAGCTAAATACATGCTTTCTGGAATAGCTCAATGCGGCTACTGTTCAGCCCCTCTTGCTATCAAACTAGGCATGAAACGAAAAGACGGCACACGCTTAGTTAAGTACGAGTGTAAGCAACGACACCCTCGAAAAACCAAGGGTGTGACGGTATATAACAACAATGAAAAGTGTGATTCTGGGTTCTATTTCAAGAATGATATAGAGCGCTTCGTCCTAACTGAAATCAGTAAACTACAAACTGATTCAGATTATATCGACAAGCTATTTTCAAACACAAATCAAGAGACAATAGACCGTGACAGCTACCAGAAACAGATTGACAATCTGACCGCTAAAATTAGCAGGCTTAATGATCTATACATTGACGATAGAATTTCACTAGAGGAACTACAAAAGAGGTCAAGCGACTTCATGGCAGAAAGGTCAGCACTCGAAAAAGAGCTAGAAACTGACACCTCTCTCAAAGCTGTAGAGCGAAAGAAAGATATTAGACGGGTACTTGATACCAAGGACATCTTCACGCTTGATTATGAGCAACAGAAAGCCATAGCACGCGCCTTGATAAGCAAGGTTCGTGTCACTAGTGAAACCATCGTTATTTTATGGAAATTATAGAGCGTTTTACTAACCTTTATTTCAAT